CCACGCTTGCAAGACCGCAGGATAGACAGGGGTACCCCTTAGAGGATAGAACAGGACACGAGCATGCCAGGCCCAGCACCAACACCGACCAACCTGAAGATCATCACCGGCAATCGCGGCAAGCGCGGGGTGAACAAGCAGGAGCCGGATCCCGAGTACCTGACGAACCTCGCCGCGCCGGCGTGGTTGTACCCGGAAGCCGCGGCGGTGTGGGCCGAGGTGGTACCAGGGCTGGCCAAGGCCAAGCTGCTCACCGTGATCGACGTGCCGCTACTGGCGATGGGTTGCGTGGCCATTGCCCAGTACCGCCTGGCGGCGCAAAAGACCGGCACGGAGCTGATCCGCGCCCCGATCGAGGACAAGGACGACGACAGCGAAAAGCCCGCGAAGGCGGAGTACATCAACCCCTGGATGATCGCCCAGTCGATGAGTTTCAAGCAGGCGATGGCGGTGTTCCAGCAATTCGGCATGTCGCCGGCGGCGCGCACGCGCATTGCCATCCAGCCGATGGGCGACCTTTTCAATGGCCAGGACAAAGCGGCGCCGTACTTCACCTGACCCGACCACCGCCTACGCCGCCGCAGTCTGCGACGGCACCATCCAGACCGGACCCCACGTCCGCAGCGCCTGCAAGCGCCACCTGGATGATCTGAAGAACGGCCCCGCTCGGGGCCTTTTTTTTGACCTTGAGTCGGCGGCCAGGGCAATCGCCTACTTCCGCGACGTGCTGTGCCTGAACGGTGGCGAGTACGAGGGCCAGCCCTACGAGCTGCTCGACTGGCAGTGCTTTATCGTCGGCAGTCTGTTCGGCTGGAAAGCGCCAGACGGGTACCGCCGCTTTCGCGTGGCCTATGTCGAGACCGCCAAGGGCTCCGGCAAGTCGCCGCTGGCCGCCGGTGTCGGGCTCTATGGCCTGACCGCCGACGACGAGCCGCGCGCCGAGTGCTACGCGGCCGCCACGAAAAAGGATCAGGCCATGATCCTGTTTCGCGACGCCGTGGCGATGGTCGACCTGTCGCCGGCGCTGCGCACGCGCATCCTGAAAAGCGGGCGCGACGAAAAGGTGTGGAACCTGGCCTACGTGGCAACCGGGTCGTTCTTCCGCCCGATCAGTGCCGACGATGGCCAGTCCGGCCCGCGGCCGCACATCGCGCTGCTCGACGAGATCCACGAGCACAAGAACGCGCACGTGGTCGAAATGCTGCGCGCCGGCACCAAGAGCCGGCGCCAGGCGATGATCTTCATGATCACCAACAGCGGCACCGACAAGAACTCGGTCTGCTGGCACTACCACGAATATGCCGGCCGGGTGTGCGCCGGCGAGGTGCAGGACGACAGCTTTTTCGCCTACGTCTGCGCCCTCGATCTGGGCGACGATCCGTTCAAGGACGAGGCCTGCTGGGACAAGGTCAACCCCAGCCTGCGCTTTGGCCTGCCGGGCCTGAAATACCTGCGCGAGCAGGTGCGCGAAGCGCGCGGCATGCCCTCGAAAGAGTCCACCGTGCGGCGGCTGAACTTCTGCCAGTGGGTGGAAGCCGCCAACCCGTGGATCTCGCGCCATATCTGGGAGCCCGCCGGTGCCAAGTTTGCACTGGAAGATTTGCGCGGCCGGCCCTGTTATGGCGGCCTGGACCTGTCCAGCACGCGCGACCTGACCGCCCTGGCGCTGGTGTTCCCGCCGGTCAAGGCCACCGACAAGTGGCGCCTGCTGTGCTGGTTCTGGCTGCCGCAGGACACGCTGTTGCAGCGCGAGGAACAAGACCGCGTGCCGTACACGTTATGGCGCAACCAGGGCTGGCTCGAAGTGACACCCGGGCACGCCATCAACAAGATGCACGTGGTGCAGCGCCTGATGTCCATCGCCGAGCAGGTCGACGTGCGCGAAGTGGGATATGACCGCTACCGCATCGACGACTTCAACGCCATGGCCGACCAGGCCGGGGTCGAGTTGCCGCCCATGGTCGAGTTCGGCCAGGGCTACAAGGACATGACCCCGGCGCTCGATGAGTTCGAACGCAACCTGGTCAACGGCGAGCTGCAGCACAACGACAATCCGGTGCTGACCATGTGTGCGGCCAATGCCGTGGTGGTGGCGGATGACGCCGGCAACCGCAAGCTCACCAAGCGCCTGGCCACCGGCCGCATTGACGGCATGGTGGCCGCGGTGATGGCCATGCGGCGGGCTTCGCTGCATGCCGAAGAGGGTCCGAGTGTCTACGAACAACGCGGGGTGATCGTCGTATGAACAAGCTCGAAAGCTGGGTCGCGCGGCGCGTGGTGGGGTGGTTATCCACCCGCTCGCAAACCGGCAACGGCAACGACATCATCAAGATGATCACCGAGGCCTGGGGCGGCGGCAAGACCGCTTCCGGCGTGTCGATCAACGAAGACAAGGCGCTCACCATCGGCGCGGTCTACACCGCGGTGCGCATCATCAGCGACACCATGGGTGCCTTGCCGCTGCACGTCTACCAGCGCGACGAGCGCGGCCGCAAGTTCGCGCAGCGGCACTGGGCTTATGCCTTGCTGCACGACTCGCCCAACGAGTACCACACGTCGAGCCAGTGGCGCCGCATCATGATCGCCCACCGGCTGCTGTGGGGCCGCGCCTATTCGCGCATCGACTGGCTGAAAAACGGCGCCGCCGGCGCGCTCTATCCGCTGATGCCGTGGACCGTGCAGACTCGCCGCACCGAGCGCGGCACCCAGTTCTACCGGGTGCAGCTGCCCGACGGCCACGAAGACCTGCCCGCCGACGAAGTGCTGCACTTCCCGGGGCTGTGCTACGACGGCATCGACGGCGTGTCGGTGATCCAGAAACAGCGCGAAGCGCTCGGGTTGTCCAAGGCCATGGAGGAATTTAGCAGCGCCTTTTTCGGCAATGGCGCCAAGCCCGGGGCGATCCTCGAAGTGCCGGCGCGCATGAAGGAAGAGGCGCAGAAGAATCTCGCGTTGTCCATCGCCGAGAAGTTCGGCCGCCCGTCGGACGCCTTCAAGGTGATGGTGCTGGAAGAGGGCAGCAAGCTGCACACCTACACCATGCCGCTCGAGGACGCGCAGCTGCTCGATGCGCGCAAATTCAGCCGCGGCGAGATTTTCGGCTGGTACGGCGTGCCCCCGCACCTGGGCGGCGACACCGAGAAGTCCACCAGTTGGGGCACCGGCATCGAGCAGCAGGACATCGGCTACGCCAAGCACACCATCACGCCCCTGTGCGTGGATTTTGAGCAGGAGATCAACCGCAAGCTGTTCGGCCGCGGCACCGGGTTCTATTGCAAGTTCAACCTCGACGCCCTGCAGCGCGGCGACTTCAAGAGCCGCATGGAAGGCTACAAGTCCGCCGTGGGCCGGCCGTTCATCAGCGTCAACGAGGCGCGCGAGCTCGAGGACTGGAACACCATCGACGGTTATGACGACATCGCCCTGCCGCTCAACACCGGGGTGGGGCCCGGCGAGGAACCCCCGGCCCCCGGCAGCGAGCCGGCGGGCGGTGATAGCGGGGCGGATGACGACGGAACACCACCGAAACCCGAGCAAAAGTCCACGCGAAGCCAGCAAATCAACGTGAACCATGCCCCGATTACCGTCAATTTGCACCAGGGCGAGATTCGCACAGTGGTCCCGGCGCAACCGGCGGCGCAGGTCACCGTGAACAACCAGGTCGACCCGGTGCGCCCGATCGTGCATGTCGCGCCCGAAGTGCGCAATGAAATCCGGGTTGATGTGCCGCCGCAGGAAGTGAACGTCCATCTGCCGGCGCGCATCGCCGAATCGAAGATCGAATACAACGCCGCCGGCGAAATCGTCAAGGTGAGCCAGACGGAGCGTGACGCATGACCATCCAGTATTCGACCGCCGTGCGTAACGCCAAGCTCGATGCCGTCGAAACCATCATTGGTTCGGCACCGATCATGGAACTGCGCAGCGGCGCGGCCCCGGCTAATCCGGCAACGGCGGCCAGCGGCACCCTGCTCGCGCAAGCCGCCTTGCCGTCGGACTGGTTGACTGCCGCCGCGGCCGGTGCCAAGGGCAAGAACGGCAGCTGGTCGCTCACGGGCCTGGCCCCGGGCGGCACCATTGGCCACTTTCGCATCTACGAATCCGGCAGCCCCTCGGTGTGCCACATGCAGGGCAGCGTTACTGCCACCGGTGGCGGCGGGGACATGACGGTGGATAACACCAGCATCGCGGCTGGCCAGGCGGTCACCGTCAACAGCTTCACCCTCACCGCCGGCAACGCGTGAGGGCCAATAGCGGGCTGGTCCAGCTGCCCAGCGGGCTGCTGGTCTCGCAGAAAAGCTGGATCGACGCGCAGGAGCGCGCGGGCATTCCCCGGCGCGTGGCCATCGCCAATGCGGTCCAGGCCACGCTGTCCAATGACAGCATCGTGGTCACCCCGGGCAGCGGGGCCACGGTCGCCACCCATGCGGTGAGCGGCAAAGAGCACCAGCTGATGATGAACGCCGACCAGTCCGGCCACATCATCGGGTCCAAGCCCACGTTTTTTGCGTTGATCCCGTCGCAGGTGCATGTGGCCGGGGCCAACACCGTGCACTGGGATTTTTTCAACGCGGATGCGGCCTTCATCATCCGCGTGCTGTCTATCCTGCAGATCCCGAACATCACGACGGCCGTGACCGGCATCGTGTTCGACTGGCTGCTCGAGCGCACCACCGCGGTGGGCACCGGGGGTACGGGCATCACGCCGTGGGCGGCCGATACCAGCAACACCGCGCTCGATGCCGACGTCACCTGCCGCTCCAAGCCCACGGGCGGGGCCACGCAGAGCACCGATTTGCGCAGCTACTCGATCAGCTCGGAAGAAACCAACGCCGCCACCATCCAGATCGCCAGCCAGGGCGGGCTGGAACTGGTGCCCGAGCCGCTGCGCCAGATCAACTGGGGCCACGGCATCGTGCTGCGGCAGAACCAGGGCCTGCGCTGCGTGCAGGTGAACAGCTCGAACGCCGGCAACACCGGCTGGCTGATCGGCTTCACGCAGGAGTGACATGAGCCTGCTGCTGTTTTACGGCGCGCAGGCCGAGATTGCCGCCGACCTTGCGGTCACCGACGCCGACGACACGCTGGCGGCAGATGCGGCCCTCACCGTCGCCGGCGCGCTGGCACAGACCGACGCCGACGACAGCCTGTCTGCCACGCTGATCCCCACCCCGGTGACGGCGGATTTGGCCGTGACCGAAGCCGACGATCTGCTGGCCGCGGCCGCGGCACTTGCCCTGGCGGCGGACAGCGGGTTCACCGAGGCGGGCGACACGCTGGCCGCAGATGCCGCGCTGGCCATTGCGTCGGCAGCGTCACTGACCGAAGCCGCTGACACCCTGTCCGCGGCGGCCGTGCTGCTGATCGGCGCGGTGGGCGAAGCGGGCGACATCGGCTTCGAGCCCGACATTGACGAGGACGACGACACCCTGTCGGCCGCCGCCACCCTGGCGTTGCGGCTGGATCTGGGGTCGGTCGAGCAGGATGACACGCTGGATGCGCAGGCCGACCTGGAAGGCGACGCCGCCGTGCCGGTCGCCGTGCGCCGGCCGGGCCGGATTACGCGGATCGAGCAGCGGATCGCCGCGGCCGCCGCGGCCCGGGCCCAGCGCAACCGACAAGCCGTTGTTCTTCACTTGATTCAATAGGAGTCCCGCCATGGACAAGAAACCCGCCGACAACGAATTCGAGCGCCGCGCCTTTGTGATGGATGCGCTCAAGATCGAGGCGCGCGCCGACGCCAAGGAAACCCGCCGCATCGTCGGCCACGCCTCGGTGTTCAACCGCGATGCCGACATCGGCGGCTGGTTCCTCGAGCGTGTCGCGCCGGGGGCCTTCAAGCGCGCCATTCGCGAGGACGACGTGCGCGCGCTGTTCAACCACGATTCCAACATCGTGCTGGGGCGCAACAAGGCCGGCACCCTGAAGCTGGCCGAGGACGACGTGGGCCTGGCCATCGACATCGACCCGCCGGATACGCAATGGGCGCGCGACCTGATGGTCAGCATCGAGCGCGGCGACATCAACCAGATGTCGATTGGCTTTCGGGTGCTCAAACAAGAGTGGGACGAAACCGGCGAGGTCGCCAAGCGCACCTTGCTCGAGGTCGAGCTGTTCGATGTTTCGCCCGTGACCTTTCCCGCCTTCGTCGAAACCGATGTCGGCCTGCGCAGCCTCGCGGCTTACCGCAAGACGCAATCGCCGAAAGGGCTCACCGCGCCCGGGCCCGATCTGCGCGCTCTGATCCAGCGATCGCGCGATCGCGGCAACTTTTTAAAGTAGCACCCGCTGTACCGCCCGTAACGGCCGCCACCTGGCGGCTTTTTTTATTTAAGGAGATTCATATGAAGCGCAGTTATCTCGTACTGAGCATTGCCCTCGTGGCCGTGCTGGCGGTGCCGCTGTTCGGACATGCCGCCATTCTCGACCCGTCGTTCCTGATGCCCGACAACCTGGTGCTGCTCGGCCAGTACGTCGTCACGGCCGGCGCTGCGGCCATGCCCGCCGACCTGTTCCTGTCCAAGCGCCTGCGCCAGGAGCGTGCTTCGCTGGTCGAGGAAAACCGCAAGGTGCTCGACCGCATCGCCACCGAAAAAGACGCCGCGCGGGTCAAGGAACTCGAGGCCGAGTGGGACAAGCGCGACCAGGACATCATAAACCAGACCGCCGCCATTGCCCGTGCGGAAAAGCAGGAAGCCCTGGACTCTGAGCTGAACACCTCCGCCACCGAGCGCCGCAGCGGCCGCGAGGCCCCGGCGTCCAGCGCGCAGACCGAAGCGCAGCATGCCGACGCCAAGGCCAAGTACAAGCGTGCCTTCTGGGACGGCATGAAATACGGCGTGCAGGCGCTGGACCCCGACGAGCAGTTGCTGCTCACCCGCAACTTCCGCAAGGTCGACGGCGAGCCGATGAGCACCGGCGGGCGTGAAGTGCGCGCCATGTCCAGCACCAACGCGGCGGGCGGTTACACCATCCCCGAGGGGTTCTACAACGAGCTGCAGGGCAACATGCTGCACTTCGGCGGGGTGCGCGAACTGGCCCGCATCTGGACTACCCCCACGGGTAACTCCGTGCCGGTGCCGACCGTGGATGACACCGGCAACGAAGCGGCGATCGTGGGCGAAGGCAGCGCGCTGTCGAGCCCGCAGGACCCGACCTTCGGCGTGGTCACCTTCGGGGCGTTTACCTACCGCACCCTGTGCCTGGTGCCGCTGGAACTGCTGCAGGATTCCGCGTTCGACCTCGAAGCCTGGGTGCGCAGCTGGATCGCCGAACGGATCGCGCGTGGTACCAACCGCCACTTCACCACCGGCAACGGCAGCACCCAGCCCAACGGCGTGATCCCGGCATCCTCCAGCGGTGTCACCGCTGCGTCGGCCACCTCGGTCAGCTACGCCGACCTGGTGGACCTGGAGCACTCGGTCGATCCGGCCTATCGTCGCAGCCCGCAGGCCGGCTTCATGATGGCCGACGGCACCATCAAGGTGCTGAAGAAACTGGTGGACCTGGACAGCCGCCCGATCTGGGCGCCGGGCATTGCCGTGCGCGAGCCGGACACCATCCTGGGCTACAAGTACGCCATCAACCAGCACATGGCCGCGGTGGCCGCTTCCAACAAGTCCATCGCCTTCGGCGACTGGAGCAAGTACTGGATTCGGGATGTGTCCGGCATGCTGCTGATCCGCGCCAACGAGCTGCACATCGCCAATGGCCAGATCGGGTTCTACGCCTTCAGCCGCCACGATGGCGACATCGTCGATGCGGGCACCGATCCGATCAAGCACCTGACCCACCCGAGCCCGAACTAACCAGCACTAAGGGCACGACGGGCCCGCCGAATGAAAGCGGCGGGCCTTTTTTTGAGCGCATCCACCGGTGCGTTCAAACAAAGGAGTCCCATGAAAATCAAATTCACCGAACCCGTGGCCGGCGCGCGCTTTGCCTACCGCAAGGGGCAGGTGCGCGATCTGCCCCCGGGCGTGGCCAAGGAATTCATCCGGCTACGCCAGGCGGTGAAGGCGCCCATCGAGGCGGCCGTCACCGGTGCGCCCGAGCAGGCCGTGTCCCGCCCGAACCGCCTGCAGCGTCTGTTTAACTGATGGTCTACAGCCTCACCGTCAAGACCGCCGCCGTCGCCGAGCCGGTCACCTTGGCCGAGGCCAAGGACCATTGCCGCATCCTCGACGACGTCACCGACCAGGATGCGTTGATCAGCGCGCTGATCGTCGCCGCGCGCGAGTGGTGCGAGAACTTCACCCGCCGCTCATTCGTGCGCCGCACCTACGAAATGCGCCTGGATAATTGGTTTGGGGGCGACCGGTGCCGTGAGATTCTGCTGCCCCGCGGCCCGGTGTCGAGCGTCACCCACGTCAAGTACACCGACAGCGCCGGCGCACTCGCCACCCTGGCGGCCGACCAGTACCAGACCGGGCTCTACGACATGCCCGCGCGCATCGTGCCCGCCTTTGGCGTGGTCTGGCCCACGGTGAAGCCCGGCGCCGTGGATGCGGTGCTGATCGAATACGTCGCCGGCTACGCGCCCTCATCGGACAGCCCCACCGATCATGCCGCGAACGTGCCGGCCTCGGTCAAGGCGGCGATGAAGCTGATCGTGGGCCACCTCTACGAGCAACGCGAACTGTCCGCCAACTCGGCGATTTTCGAGGTGCCCTTCGCCGTCAAGGCGCTGCTGGCACCGTTCGAGGTGCGCGACTACCGGCTGGAATGAAGCCGGTCTACTGGCCGGTGCCGCGGCTGTGGCCGGGCGAAACCGTGGTGCTCATCGGCGGCGGGCCCAGTCTCACGCCGGCGCAGGTCAATGCCTGCAAGCATCGCGCGCGGGTCATCGCCATCAATGATGCGCTGCGCCTGGCCCCGTGGTGCGACGTGCACTACTTCTGCGACGACCGCTGGTGGCGCTGGCACCACCGCAGCGACTGGTACAAGGCCTACACGGGGCTGCGCATCACCCTGGAAAACCTGCACCTGGCCAAGGAAGACCCGACGCTCAAAAGCGTGCAGAACGTCGGCCGGCCCGATGCGCCGAAGCAGCCCACTGAGGCCTTGTGTAGCGAGCCCACCGGCGTGATGCCGGGGCGCAACAGCGGGTACCAGTGCATCAACCTGGCCGTGCACCTGGGGGCAAAGCGGATCCTGCTGCTGGGTTTCGACATGAAGGGCGTGCTCGCCGGGCGCAGCGTGCGCACCCACTGGTTCGGCAAGCATCCGGACCCGACGGCGGATTCGGTGTATGCCGAGTTCCTGCAGCAGTTCCCGAAGCTGGTGAAGCCGCTGGCGGCCCTGGGCGTGGACGTCATCAACTGCAGTCCGGATTCCGCCCTGGGCTGCTTTAAAAAAACAACGATCGAAGAGGCACTCGATGCACCGCGCGTATTGCATGATCCGGGCGCAGCCGCATTATCGGCGTGACGCCTTTGTCAACGGACTCACCGCCGCCGGCTGGAAGGTAGAGAGCGTCTATCCGACCGCGAAGCCCGGGCCAGGTGACGTGCTGGTGATCTGGAACCGCTACGGCGAAGGCGAGGCCGTGGCCGACAAGTGGGAAAAGTTAGGCGGACTGGTGTTCGTCGCCGAGAACGGCTATGTCGGCCTCGATGCCGCCGGCGTGCAGTACTACGCGCTGTCGATTTCGCAGCACAACGGCGCCGGGCCCATCCCCACCGGCGATGGGTCCCGCTGGGAAAAACTCGGCATCGAAGTCAAGCCCTGGCGCACGGACGGCCACGCCCTGGTCATCCGCGGCCAGCGCGGCATCGGCAGCCGCCTGATGGCAAGCCCGCCGGATTGGCACAAGCGCGTGGGCGCGCACCTCGCCAAGCTCGCCGCGCGCAAGGTGGTGGTGCTGGACCACCCCGGCAAGCCGGCCTGCGACCCGGAAGTCGTCGCCTGGCTGTGCAAGAATTTCGAGCAGGCCCACGCCTGCCTGGTGTGGAGTTCCGGGGCCGCGATCCGCGCCCTGATCGAGGGGGTGCCCGCGTTCTACGCCGCCCCGCACTGGATCTGCGAAGGCGCGGCCTTGAAGTGGGGCGGGTACCCGGAAACGCCCCGGCGCGACGATGCGGCGCGCCTGGCGGCCCTGCAGCGCATGGCCTGGGGCCAGTGGACCATCGACGAGATCACCACCGGCGAGCCCTTCGTGCGGCTGCGCGAGCTGAAGGCGGCCGCATGATCGTCGGCTATCCCACCCCCGGCAAGGGCAAGGCGCGCGTGATTCTGGATGCGTTCTGCGCCGGCGCCGGCGGCCGGGTGGCCGAGGCCATCCCGCCGCAGTTGCACGATGGCGCCGCCGCGTTCTACGGCATCACCGAGGCCACCCGGCACCTGTGGGAGCAAGCCAGGGCCGAAGGCCGCGACTGGGTGTATCTGGACAACGCCTATTTCGACGGCTGCCGCCAGCCGCCGCTGATCAATGGCTACTTTCGGGCGACGTTCAACCGGCTGCAGCACCCCGGCACCGGGGTGTCCGATGGCCAGCGCCTGGCGCAGTTGATCAAGGCCGGGCTGGTGCAGGAACCCAGGCCCTGGCGTTTCACGGGCGCCCACATCGTGGTGGCGCCGCAGTCGGCGCAGTTCATGAAAACCGTCGCCGGCTACGCGGGCAACTGGGTGGAAGACATCCACAAGGCCATCCGTGCCGTCACCACCCGGCAGATCACCTGCCGCCCGTGGACGGCGGACAAGGTCGAGCAATACCGGCAACTGAAGCTCGACCTGCGCCAGGCGCGCGCGGTGGTCACGTATTCCAGCGGTTGCGCGGTGACGGCGATTCTCGAAGGCGTGCCCGCGTTCGTGATGGGCCAGGACGCGATTTCGCGGCCGGTTGCCTTTACGGATCTGCGGTACATCGAAAAAGGCCCGCCGCCGCAGGCGCAATGCCTGCGCCGTCCGTGGATGGAAGTCGTTGCCGATAACCAGTGGACCCTGGACGAAATGCGCAGCGGCCTGTGCTGGAACATGCTCAATGCCTAACGGCTGGTTCGCGATCGAGGGCATGCAGCACGGCGCCCGCAGCGTCGAGGAACAACTGCAGGGCCTGGCCCCGGCGCTGGCCGTGGCCAGCGGCAAGACCGTCTATGACTTCGGCAGTGCCGAAGGGCTGATCGCGCTGGAGTTCGTCAAGTTCGGCGCCGCCTCGGTGCGCGGCTTCGACAACAACGCCGTGTTCCTGCATGCCGCCCACCAGGTGCGTGCGCGGCTGCCAGCCGCGCAACAGGGCCGGGTCCGTTTCGAGCCCTGCGACCTGCGCGAGACTGGCGCGATTCGGCAATTGCCGGCGCGCGACCTGGTGCTGGCCCTGGCCATCCTGCACAAGCTGGCCGACCCGGAGGCCTCGGCGCGCGCCATGGCGGCGCTGGCGCGCGAGCGCCTGGTGGTGCGCCTGCCGCTGGGTTCCGAAGGGGTGGTCCAGTACAAGCACGGCAAGGCGCGCTGCGATCTGCGCGCGGTGCTGCCCGAATGCGGGCTCACCCTTGAGCAAACCCTGCCCGGCCCGCGTGGCGAATGGGTGCAACACTGGATTCGAAAAGACTTGGTTGGAAACCCATGACCGCGCTGCTCCCGCACACCGGCCCGCGCAAGCGCCTGTTCGGCAAGGCCGCCGGCTGGCTGCACCAGGTCGACATCCTGCTCGATGTCGGCGCCGGCATCCGCCCGCAGGCCCTGGTGCCCTGCAGCCGCCATATTTGCGCCGAGCCCCATGGCGAATATGCCGATGTGCTGGCGGCGCACGGGTTCGAAGTCATCCGCGCGCGGGCCACGGAAGCGCTGGCCCGCATCGACCGGGTGGACACCATCGTCGCCCTGGACGTGATCGAGCACATGGAGCGCGACGAGGGCGAGGCCTTCATCAAAGCGGCGGTGGCCAAGGCGCGCCACCAGGTGGTGATTTTCACGCCGCTGGGCTTCATGCCGCAGGACGGCGGGGATGCGGCCGACCCCTGGGGGCTGCAGGGCCAGCACTGGCAGGCGCACCGCTCCGGCTGGACCCCGGCCGATTTTCCCGGCTGGCGTTGCCTGATCGGCAAGGACTTCCACAAAAAGCATAACCACGGCGCGTTTTTCGCCATCCATACCCGGAAGACATGAACGCCTTCTCCAGCCTCAAAGCCGCGTGGCACATCGAGCGCATCGCCGATCTGCGCGCCGGGCGCGACGTGGCGCCCACGCACGTGCAGCTGATCATTTCCGACCTGTGCAACCAGGATTGCCACTTCTGCGCCTACCGCATGGAAGGCGGGTTTTCCACGGCCAACTTCGCCGATGAACAGGGCAACAAAAACCCCAAGCGCTTCATCCCCACCGCCAAGGCGCTGGAGATCCTGGACGACTGCGCCGCGGCCGGGGTGGGGGCGATCGAGTTCACCGGCGGGGGCGAGCCCACCGTGCACCCGGAGTGGGAGCGCATCATCGGCCATGCCCAGGCGCTGGGCATGCAGACCGGGCTGGTCACCAACGGCGTGCGCCTGAAAGACCAGCCGGTGCTGGCCAAACTCACCTGGCTGCGCATCAGCCTCGATGCTGGCACGCCCGAGACCTACCAGCGCATCCGCCGCAGCCACGCCTGGCCGCAGGTGATGCGCGCGCTCGAAGCCGCCGGCAAGCTGCAAGGGCCGTTGGTCGGGGTCGGGTTCGTCGTCACCCGCGAGAACGCCGACGAGCTGGCGCAGTGCGCGGCCCTGGTCAAGGCTGCCGGCATCCCGTACCTGCGCGTCAGTGCCATGTTCAGCGAGCAGGGCGCAGAGTACTACAGCGGCCCCTGGCTCATCACCATCAACGCCCAGCGCGCCGAGGCCGCCGCGCTGCAGGATGCCCGCTTCAAGGTGGTGGATTTTTTCAGTGCCCGGGTCGAAGACCTGGAAAAACAGGCGCCGGATTATTCGTTCTGCGGCTACCAGCAGTTCGTGGTCTACATCGGCGGCGACCAGAAGGTCTACACCTGCTGCACCAACGCCTACACCCCGCACGGCGAGATCGGCGACTTGAAGCAGCAGCGCTTCGCCGATTGGCTGAAGACCACGCGGCGCTTCGATTTCGATGCGAGATCCTGCCACCACTGCCAGTTCAACGATCGCAACAAGGTCATCGGCTACATGGTCGGCAAGCCCGAGCACGTCGACTTCGTATGAAGCCGTTCGTATCCCTGATCCTGCCGTATTGGCAGCGGCCGGCAGCGGTGGAAAAAGCGCTCGTCACCCTGAAGCCGGAGCTCGAACGGATACAACTGGAAATCATCGTTGTCGATGACGGCTCGCCGATGCCATTTGTCAGGCCGCCGGAGTGGTCAGACATCGAGGTGGTGCGGCTGCCTCTTAAGGATCGTCCGCTGAACCCTTGCGTGCCGATCAATCGTGGCGTGGAAGTCGCGCGGGGAGAATACATCGCACTGTCCTGCGCCGAGATTTTGCACAGCCAGGGCCCGGTTCTGGACAAGCTGCTGTGGCCGGTGGAGCACTACGGTAGTGAGCTATACGTCACGGCTGGCTGCTGGTCGCCGGATGAAAAGCGCTGGCATGCGCACTCCACTGTGCCGCCGATGGCCGATGATTTCCAGTTACCGATCGGGTCGCACTTCCACTTCATGTCGATGATGCACCGCTCGCTGTGGGACAAGGCGGGGGGCTTCGATGAGGAATACCGCGAGGGCGCCGGCTACGAAGACGCCGATTTCCTCATGCGCTTGCAACGAGTCGGTGCCAAGTTTCTGTTGCGTGACGACGTGGTCGTGGAGCATCCGCGTGCCGGCACGCGGGCCGCGTGGACGCGCGCCATGCACAAGCGCAATGCCGAACTGTTCCGGAGCAAGTGGTGCTGACCGTCGCCTGTGTCGAGTGGGGCAACTATTGCGGCAAGGGGCGGCGCTACGTCGACAATCTGTTCGCCGGCGTGCTCCTGAACCTGCACACGCCGTACCGTTTCGTGTGTCTCACCGACGATCCGGACCGCCATGCGGTCGACACCATCCGCCTGACGCCGGGCGCAACCGGCTGGTGGAACAAGCTCGAGCTGTTCCGCCCGGGGCTGTTCGAGGGCCGGGTGCTCTATCTCGATCTCGACAACTTCATCGTCGGCAGTCTCGACGCCCTGGTGCAGCACAAGGGCATCATCCACCTCGAGCAGTGGGGCTGGAAGGTCAACGACTACGGCAGCGGCGTGATGGTTTGGGATGCCGGCGAACATGCCGAGGCCTGGGAACGCATGAATGACCCACCCATGCCCGCCGCGATGCGCTTTCGTGGCGACCAGGACTGGCTGACCGCGCTCGGCGGCTGGGACGCGCTGCCGGTGCCGATGGTCTGTTCGTTCAAGTACCACTGCAAGCCCACGCCGCCCGCCGGCGCTGCGGTGGTGTGCTGCCACGGCCCGCGCAAGCCGCATGTGTTGCACCGCGCCGACCAGGAAGCCTGGCTGCGCCCGCTTTGGCCGGCGGCGTAGCGCGTGGGCTGGGGTGATGAGCTCATGGTCACGGGCCAGGCCCGTGTCCTGCAGGAACGCGACCCCAGAAAGGTGCGCGTGGTGTACGAGCGGCCGCGCTGGCATGAGGCCTGGGACAACAACCCGCGCATCGCCGGCCGCGACGAGGTGGGGGATTTTCAGCAGCTGCGGGCGCGTGATGGCTACCGCCGCCCCTACATTGCCGCCAAGGGGGAAACCCAATGGACCTGGCAGGCGTGGGGCCCGCCGGTGGGGGAGCTGTACTTTAGCCACGCCGAAACCCTGTTCGGCGAAAAGCACGCCGGCCGGGTGATCGTCGAGCCGACCCTCAAGATGGGGGCCAGCCCCAACAAGCAATGGCCCTGGCGCAACTGGGAGCAGCTGGTCGCCTGGCTGCGCAAACGCGGCATCAAGCCCGCGCAGCTGGGCACGGTGAACACCCAGCGCGTGACCGGGGCCGATTTCATCGGCACGGCCAGCATGCGGCAGGCAGCGGCGGTCATCGCCCGCGCCCGCGCCGTGGTGGTGCCAGAGGGCGGCATGCACCACGTCGCCGCGGCCACCGGCACGCCGGCGGTGGTGATTTACGGCGGCTACATCGCCCCGGCGGTCACCGGGTATGCCAGCCAGCGCAACGTGTTCATCAACGACCCCGCGCACCCGCTGGGCTGCGGCATGCGCGTGCGCTGTCCGCATTGCGTGCAAGCCATGGAACGCATCACGCCCGAGCTCGTGACGGGCCTTCTGGAGACCTTCTTACAATGAAAAATATCGGCGGCGTCTGGCTGCCCGACAATGAGACGCACCTGGTCGAGTGGATGCAGAACCGCAACCAGGTGGTCGACGGCAAACTCACCTACCAGTACCACAAGCTGGAAGCGGCCCTCAAACACGTCAAGCAATTCCGCGCGGCGATCGACGTCGGCGCCCATTGCGGGCTGTGGAGCATGCACCTCGCCAAGCGGTTCGCCATGGTGCACGCCTTCGAGCCGGTGTTCGCGCACCGCGAGTGCTTCCATGTCAATGTCGGCCCCGTCAATGCGTTGCTCTATGCCGTCGCCCTTGGCGCGCAACACGGCCGGGTGGCGATGCAAACGGCGCCCAGCAGCAGCGGCGACACCACCGTCACTGAGGGCGATGACGTGCCGCTGATGATGCTGGACGAATACGACTTTCACGAGGTCGACTTCATCAAGTTGGACTGCGAAGGCTACGAGCTGTTCGCCCTCATGGGTGGCGAGCAGACCATCCTGCGCAACAAGCCCTGCATCTGCGTCGAACAAAAACCCGGCAAGGCCCGGCAATTCGGACTGGGCGAAACCGATGCCGTGGCGTGGCTGCAGGAACGCGGTGCCAAGCTGCGCGCCGAGATCGCGGGCGACTACATCCTGTCATGGGACTGAACGAGCTCGAGGTGTTCATTGGCTGGGACGCGCGCGCGCGCACCGCCTGGCAGGTCTGCGAGCGCTCCTTGCAGCACCACGCCGCCGACCCGGTGCCGGTGCGCGCCATTGGCCGCAAGATGCTGCAGAACATCGGCGCCTATACCCGGCTCACCTCGGAAGTCGATGGGAAATTGCTGGACCACCGCAGCAACGAATTCTGCAGCACCGATTTTTCCCTGGCGCGCTTCTGGGTGCCGCAGTTAGCCGGGCGTGCGGGCTGGGCGCTGTACTGCGACAGCGATTTCCTGTTTCGGGCCGATGTGCGCGAGATCCTGGAACACGCCGACCCGAGATACGCGGTGATGGTGGTGCCGCACCAGCACGAGCCAACGGATACCAGCAAGATGAACGCCCAGCAGCAGACCGCCTACTTTCGCAAGAACTGGTCGAGCCTGATGCTGTGGAACCTGGCGCACGCCGGCTGCCAGCGCTTGAGCCCGCACGACCTGAACACCTGGCACAAGCATGACCTGCACGGCTTTCGCTGGCTGGCGAGCAACGAAATCGGGTTTTTGCCGGAGCCGTGGAACTGGCTGGTCGGCGTGAGCCCGACCCTGCCGCCCTCCGAGCCTTACCTGCAGCCGCCGAAAGCGGTGCACTTCACCAACGGAACCCCCGACATGAAAGGCTACGAGCGCATGGCGTATGCCGACGAGTGGCGGTCTTACCAGCAGCCCGCGGAGCGTGTGGCATGAGGGCCGGCAAGCTGCGTCACACCATCACCCTGCAGGAAAAAGCCCACTGGGTGCCGGCCGGGTCGATGCTGCCGGGCAAGGCCGGGGTTTTGCCTGGCGTTGCCAGTAACTATTTTTCAACACCGGACAGTGCAGCGCTCGACATCACTGGCGACATCGACATCCGCGCAAAGGTGATGCTGAACGACTGGACGCCCACAGGCAGCCCCTATATCGTAAGCAAGAACGGCGTGAGTTCGGCTTATCACTTACGCCTGATTGGCGGCACGGGGCAGATCAGGTTTGGCTGGTTCGATGGCTCGACTGCGCGCACGGCAGATTCGGTTGGCGGCACTGGATTCGCGGATGGATCTACCCACTGGATTCGAGCCACCATGGATGTGGATGCGGCGGGGTCTCCCTCTGAATATGCGGTCAAGTTCTACACCAGCGAGGATGGCATCACCTGGACGCAATTGGGGGCCACGAAAACTGGCGCGGGTCCCACCCAACTTAGTGTAGGCACCGCAGTGCTTGCGGTTGGCATGTTCACGAACGGGACATCTGACCCCCTTGATGGCCACGTTCACTACGCCGACGTCCGCAACGGCATCGACGGCACCGTCGTCGCCGAGTTCGACCCCTCTGACTGGACGAGCGGCACGACCTGGACCGCCGACACCGGCGAAGTCTGGACGATCAACAGCAGCGGCAGCCCGTCGATCGGCATCGTGTCGGTCAGCGATCCAACGGTACAGGGCGCCTCCCAGACTGGAAACAGCCTTGCCACCGAGGGCTGGAAAAACAACGCCACCGGCCTGCTGCTGCCGGGCGATTACTTCGGGGTGAATGGCGAACTCAAGATCGTCACCGCGCAGGCGGATGCCGACAACTATGGCAACGCTACCCTCAACTTTCGCCCGCCGCTGCGCTCGTCGCCCGCCGATGGCGCCGTGCTCGACCTGGTGCAACCCACCACCGAGTTCATGCTAACCGGCCCCGACGTCGAGTGGAACGTCAACGAGGGCAACCTGTTCGCCGATTTCGTGATCGACGCGGTGGAAGCCTTCTGATGTTCACCCAGCACGCAGCACCCAGCACGCAGCACCGCCCTTATGTCCCGTGACATCGACGCCGCCATTACCACCGCCCTGGCCGGGCAGCACGTCCCGGCCTTGATGCTGGTGGAGCTCGATTTCCCGTCCGGCACCCTGCGCCTGAACAACTCCGGGCAGAACATCGACTGGAACGGGTCTACCTGGTACGCCGGCGGGGCGCTGATCGGCATTTCTGAGGTGGCGGAATCCACCGACGGCGAGGCCCACGGGGTGACCCTGCAACTGAACGCGGTGGAGTTAACCCCGATCACCGGCTCGCCCAACAACGCCAACATCGTGCAGCTCGCCCGCGCGCAGAACTACCAGGGCCGCGCGGCGCGGGTGTGGCTCGCCCCGCTCGATGCCGACTACGTGCCGGTGGTGGATCCGGTGCTGGCCTTCGAGGGGCGCATGAACAAGATGGATTTCCAGGTGGGCGAGGACGCGGCCTTTTCGCTGGCCTGCGAATCGCGCTTTGCCGACTGGAACCGCCCGCGCGTGCGCCGCTACAACGACGCCGACCAGCGCAGCCGCTTCCCGTCCGATCGCGGGCTCGAATACATGGAACAGATGGTCGAGAAGCAACTGATCTGGAAGTTCCCCGTGCCGGGCAGCTTCGGCAGCGGCGTCAACGCCGGCAGCAGCCGCGGCGCCCTGGTGACCACCGACCGCGGCGGGGCCGTCACCATCGGCGCCATGACCCCGCAACAGGTGCAAAGCCTCAACAACGGCCGCGGGGGTGTCAACACCTTCGGCGGCAACGGACGCTAACCCATGCGCTTTGAAAACTGGCCAGAACGCCTGGCCGAAGAAGTCCGGGCCGCGAAATCGCGGCCTTTTGTTTGGGGCACCCACGACTGCGCCAGCTTCGTGTCGCGCGTGGTCGAGGCCCTGACCGGTATCAACTGGAAGGACACCTTCCTGGCCTATACGGACGCCGCCGGCGCGCAGGACATCCTCAACGAGCAGGGCAGCCTCGAGGAACTGGTCACCGAATGCCTGGGCGAACCGATTCCCGCGCTCACCGCCCAGCGCGGCGACGTCTGCCTCATCGAACTGCCCGAAGGCCTGCACGGCGAGCACGGCCCCTTTGTGCTCGGCATCTGCGACGGCAGCCGGGTCGTCGTCGCCCGCCCGCCGCAAGGCATTGCCATGCTGCCGATCAAGTGGGCTGTCAAGGCGTGGCGCGTATGAACCCGGTGCTGCGTGCTGCGTGCTGGGTGCTGCGTAAGGGCCGTTCAAGCGCGAAGCGGCGTTCGCCTGTTAGCACGCAGCACGCAGCACTCAGCACGCTGTTGCTCCTGCTCTTCCCAGGCATCGCCTGGGCGGGTCCGGCCGTCGGCGTCTTTTTCGCCGGCCTGACCTTCAAGGCGGTGGTGGTGGCGGTGATCAAGGCCGTCGCCCTGGGCCTGATCTCCCGCGCGCTGTTCAAGCCCAAGCGCCAGCAGTCGGGGCTGGACAACGCCGCGCGCGAGCGCATGGTGATGGTGCGCTCGGCCGTGGAGCCGCACCGCATCGTCATCGGCCAATGCCTGTGCTCGGGGCCGATTTCGTTCATGGAAGTCAGTGGCGCCAATTCCGAATACCTGCACGTGGTGGTGCTGCTGGCCGGGCACGAGGTGCAGGAGATCGGCGACATTTACTTCGACGACGTGCTGGTCGGCGACCTGGACGGCAGCGGCAATGTCACCACCGGCACCTTTGCCGGCTACGCGCGCATCAAGAAACACCTGGGCACGGACACCCAGACGGCGGATGCCGATCTGGTGTCCGAATGCCCCAGCCGCTGGACCACCGGCCACCGCAACCAGGGCATCGCCTACGTCTACGTGCGCCTGCTCAACAATGAGACCGCCTACGCCAACGGCCTGCCGCAGATCCGCGCGCTGGTGAAGGGCCGCAAGCTGTTTGATCCGCGTGTGGTCGGCAGCCCCAACAACCCGGTCTGGTCGCCCAATCCGGCGCTGGCCTGCCGCGATTACCTGGCCGCCGCGTTCGGCATTGCCGCGGCCAGCAGCGAGATCAACGACACCGACATCGCCGCCGCGGCCAATGCCGCCGATGAGCGGGTCACCGTCACCTACGTAACGCCAGCCTTCACCCTGGCGGTGGGCAGCCCGTCGGACAACATCGCCCACTTTGCCGAGGAAGAACACCGCCTCAAGACCGGCGATGCGGTGGTGCCCTCCACCACCGGCAGCCTGGCCGGCACCGGACTCACCGCCGGCACCGTGTACTGGTGGAGCTGGGTGTCGGCCACCGGCGGGCGCTTCCATACCAGCCGCGCCGCGGCCCTGGCCGGGACGTCGCCGGTGGCCATCGGCAGCGCCGGCAGCGGCACCCACACCTTACAGCCGCGCGCCGTGGTCACCGCCTCGGCCTCCACCGACAAGTTCACCTTCGAGTCTGACGAGCGCTACATCGCCCAGGGCGACGGCGTGCAGGTGGCCACCACCGGCACCTTGCCGACCAATATCTCGGCCTTGACCACCTACTACGCGATCAAGACGCGCGCGAGCGAAATGCAGCTGGCCACCACCTATGCCCGGGCACTCGCCGGCACCGCCATCGATCTCGGTTCGGCCGGCTCCGGCACGCTCACCATCCTGCATGTGGACCAGGCCCGCTTCACCGCCAATGGTAGCTACAGCCTGGGCGAGTCGCCGGACGACATCATGGCCGGGCTGCTGTCCAGCATGGCCGGGGTGCGCACCTTCAGCCAGGGCGTCTACAGCGCCCACGCCGGGGTCTACAACTCGCCCACCTTGACCATCACCGCCGACGACCTGCGCGGCCCCATCACCGGCACCACGGGCCTGGATGCCCGCGAATTGTTCAATGCGGTGCGCGGCACCTATGTCGACCAGTTCAAGTTCTACCAGCCGACGGATTTTCCGCTGGTCACCAACGCCAGTTACGAGGCGCAGGACAACGACGAGCAGATCGCCACCGACGCCGAGTTCCCGTTCTGCACCGACGTGGTGCGCGCCCAGCGCCTGGCCAAACAGTTACTCGAAGGCGCGCGCCGCGGCGAAGCCATCGTCCTGCCCTGCAAGCTGACGATGTTCAAGGCCGCGGTATGGGAAACCGCCGAGGTCACGATCGACACCCTGGGCTATGCCGACACCGTGTTCCGCGTGACCGGCTGGCGCTTTGCCTGGGACGACAACGGCCCCGGGGTGGATCTGTCGCTGGCCATTGCCGACAGCGCCCAGTACACCTGGGCCGCGGCGGACGCCACCCAGGTGGCGCAATCCACCGACATCGTGGTGCCGAACCTGCGCAGCATCGGCGCCCCGGTGGGCATCGGCAGCCCGATTGAGCTCGCCTTGACCGCCGAGCGTGCCACCAGCTTCCAGGTGGCGAACCCCAACATCACCGTGGTGATCAAGGCCGACTGGGCCGCCGCGGTCGAGGCCAACGGCAAGCATTACGAGGTGCAGTGGAAAAAATCCACCGACAGCACTTACAACTCGATCCTGCTGCCGTTTTCGGGCGACACCGAATACCGCATCAAGGAAACCGACAACAGCGCCACCTACAACGTGCGCGTGCGCACCGTGGCCATGAGCGGCGCGGTGTCGGCGTGGCTGTCCAACACCATCGTGGTGAGCCCCACCACGGTGCTGGCGGATACGGATGACCTGCAGGTGGAAGCGGCCACCGTGGGGGTCGCGTCCTACACCGAAGGGCAGGTCTACCTCGAGGTGGGCAGCCCCAGCCGGGTGGAGATCCAGCGCATCACCGTGGATTCCAGCGGCCTGGCGCCGATCATCATCATCGCCAGCGGCGAGTGGGATTTCCCGATCCCGACCTTTGACGCCACCAAGTTCATCACCTGGTCGCTGTACCGCGAGCAGACCGGCAGCCCGTCGCGCGAACTGCTGTTCGACAGCCAGATGATCCTGCTGGGCAACGTGCCCACCGGCTTTTCCACCTCATTCCAGCATTACCTGACCTGGACCCATGTCGATTTCAACCCGCCGGCGGGCACCATTTCCTACGTCTGGGAAGGGCAGGGGCAGGACACCAACCACATCCCCGAGGATTCCTACGTGGAAAAACGCAACCTGGTCTCCATCGAGTTAAAACGATGAGCGTGCCCTTCGTGGTGTACGACGCCAACGGCAACGTGCTGCGCAGTGGCCGCTGCCAGGATCACATGGTCGAAGCCCAGGCGCGCCCGTTCAGCGGCGAAGTGGCCGTGGCCGAAATACTCAAGCTGGTGGCGCAGCCGGACGACAAGGGCCGCCTGGTGCGCAAGGACTGGGACCAGTTCAAGGCGCAGGTCGAGCAGCAGCGCCCGGAAAAATTTCCCACTGACTGAAAGGACGCGCCATGTCCGGCAACCAGGTGTTCCTGATCGCCATCACCCTGTCGATCCTTACCGTCTGCGCCATCATCTTTGCGGTTTTTCGCAGTGCCCGCAACGGCGTGGAGTGCTGGCAGCTGATCAGCACCCGCAACAAGGACGGCCAGGAGCGCGCCGACATCGACAAGATCGGCAAGGTGGTGGCCTTGCTGGTGTCCACCGGCGTGGTGATCTATTACGTGTACGTCACCCCCCTGGGCGCGGACGTGCTGATGCTGATCGGCACCTTTCTCGCCTATGCCGGCGGGGTGTCGATGTTCGCCGCGCACAAGCGCGCGCAGCAGGACAGCGGAAAACCGTGAAGCCCCTTTTATGGCTGGCCGCCGCCGTGCTGTTCTGGCTGGCGGTGGAAACGCACGCCCAGGTTTCCACGGCACCGGACCCGCGCCGCATCGTCGCCGAGCTGCTGACGGATCTGCACTACGACGGCCCGCCCCCCGACCTCACCTGGGTCGATCCCGCCCGGGTGATCGAAGCCTGCGCCTGCCGCCCGCCGGCGTTCTACCGCGACGGCAGCGCCTATCTCTCCCGCGCGCTGGATCTCAATGACCTGTTCCAGCGCTCCATCCTGCTGCACGAGCTGGTGCACCACATCCAGTGGGTGGCCGCCGGCCCGGCGCGGGATTGTTACGAATGGCACCGCCGCGAGGTCGCCGCGCACGCCGCGCAAAACGCCTGGCTGATGCAGCACGGCAGCGGGAAGCGCGCGATCTTTACGGGAGTCTGTCAATAATGGAAAACCTGATCCGCCGCAGTCCCACGGTCAACGGCAACACCTTCGGGCAATGGTTCATCAACGGCGCATTCGAGTGCTACACGCTCGAGGATGCGATCCGCGAGGTGGAAGGCGAGCCGGTGCACCTGTGGAAGATCGACGGCAAGACCGCGATCCCGTCCGGCCGTTATCGCCTGGCGCTGGAAGATTCGCCCAGGTTCGGCAAGGACACCATCACCGTGCTGGATGTGCCGGGCTTCAAGTTCATCCGTGCCCACAGCGGCGAGGACGTCGACGACACCGAGGGCTGCCCGCTGGTGGGCGACACCATCGACAAGCCCGCCGGCAAGATCAGCGGCGGCATCGCCCGCGGCGTGCTCAAGCGCCTCAAGGCCAAGATCCGCGCAGCCCTCGATCGCGGCGAGGCTGTCTGGCTGGTGATCGAGAGCCCCGCCACATGATCCCCCCCTTCCTCTACAAATGGCTCGCCCTCGCCTTTGCGCTGCTCGCCCTGCTGGCCTGGGGTGGTCTTGGCTGGTACGGCAAGCGCGCGGTCGAACTCGAATTCGCCGGCTACAAACTCGCGCAAGCCAGGGTGGTGGCCGACCAGCTCGCCGAAAACCAGCGTTTATCTGACGCGCAGGCCAAAGCGGGTGCCGCGATCAGTGACGCCTACCAGAAAGGAAAAGCCGATGTCGCCAAAGCCTATCAGCCGGTCCTGGCGGACCTGCAGTTCCTGCGCCTGCGCCTTGCTGCTGCTGGCGGGCTGCGCGAGCACCCCGCAACTGACCCCGGCCCCGTGCCCGGCCCCCCCGACCCCGCCGGCGGACCTGATGCAACCGCCTGCACCGGTGACCCCGGCCGCATCCTCGACGCTGCTGATCGAGTCGTTGCGGACCTTGCTGCCTGTGAAGACACCCGACGGCAATTGATCAGTTTGCAGGCGTGGGTTCGCGAAGTGGTTGCGTCACCTTCGACCGGTCATATTCCCTGATCGCCCAGGCCAGGGCATAGCAGCACCAGACGAAGCGGAAGGTGTAGGCCCGCAAGTTGGTTTCCCAGAAGTCCTGGAAGTCGAAGCCGTCGTGCTCGAAATCCAGGGCGGCCCGCATGGCGGCATACTCGCCGTCGTCGGCATGGATCAGCACTTCATCGGCAACCGCCTGCCGGATTTCCTCTGAGGCATCGGCCTCATCCAGCCAGTATTGGATCGCTTCCCGAAAAACCGCAGCACTGTATTCGGTCACGCCGTCGCTCTGTGAGGCACAGCATTTTTCGCCCCAGTACTGGGGGTTGATGCGAAACTCGTCGCGCTCAGTGCGGAAGAATTCGAACATATCCCGGAGCCGGGTAAACACATAGCAGCCCATGTCGCCCGAATAGGCGAGGTGCCCTGGCCAGGTGACCAGTTCGAAGTGCATGAAACCGGTCCCGGGCTTGCCGAACCGGATGTGGCGATAGATGCCATCGTCGCGCAGCACGGTCATCTGGTGGTCTTTGGTGTCCCTGCGGAAAATCTCTTCGGTGCATTCGTGGTTCTTCATACCCCTCGCTTCCTTTGGTAATATTCCGCCCCGCTCGGGGCTCATTTTCCACTTTTCCCACCCAAACCCGCCGTTTTATTCCCAATTTCCAAGCCGCAGTCCGGCTTATAATCAGGTCATTATCCGACGTTCACGGATCGGATTGTGATTCCAGTTGTCGTGGGTTCGAGTCCCATCAGCCACCCCATTTCCTCAATGCGTTACGCCGCTTTTTCGTTGCATGCGTTTGGAAATATTCTGCGTGATTGGTAATACTTTCACCGCAGCGGCCTGACTTTCTTCACCACGTTGCGGCGATAGCTCTTGCGCGTGGTGCTCACACTTTCGTGGTCGAGCAGTTCCTGGGCGCGGGCGTCACTCTCGGCATCGGACCCGGCCGCGCCGCGGATGTCGTGTTCCCAGAACGCATGGTTGCCGGCGGCAATCCAGTCTTTCTGCGCGCGCTGCCAGGCGCTTTTCAAGCCGCTGGCGCTCATGCCTTCGCCGCGGGTCTTGCCGCGCTGTGACCAGAAGATCATCGCGCACTTTTCCGGCCGCGGCAGGGCTTTTAACCACGCCCACACCACGCGCAGGCGCGGGGTCCAGGTGATCGTGAGCGTGCGCAGTTTTCTTTTCTTGAGGATCTGGAAGGCGATGCCGTCGGGCTTTTCGCTGAAGGTGGAGAGCTTCAGCATCTCGCCCGCGCGGCGGCCGGCCAGATATTTGAGCAGCATATAACCGCGCAGCCACGGCGGGCAGTGGCGCTTGGCGAACAGGGTGCGCTCGCGGTTGCTGACCTTCCTCTCGCGCGCGGTTTCCTCGGCGTAGATGAAGCCCTGGCAGGGATTGCGCCCCGGGGTGGCGGCGCGCCACTTGATGGCGTAGCGGTAGATCTTGCCCAGCACCGTGATCTCGCGATTGGCCCGCACCGGCGCGCAGCGCGCGTTGTGGTAATCGTACAGATCGGTGGTGAGGATTTCATCCGGGTGCATGTGGCCGAAGCCTTGTTTGAGTTTGTCCAGGTACAGGCGATAGGTGGCCTGGCTGCCGGGGGACAAGGTGGGCACGACCTCGAGCAGGTACTTGTCGAGCACCTCGCCCATGAGGCGCGGCGCGGTGTGGTCGCCGGCGATTTCGCCATAGCGGCGCATGCATTCGCCGGGGTTGTCACGCGGGCCGAGATCGACGGGCTTGCCGCCCTTGGGGATGAAGCGGATGCGGCTGCCGTGCGGGTAACAGCGCGGCGGCAGCCAGGCAGGCGAAGTGGTGCGGGGTCGGCCCATGATGGGTATCAGAGTCGGTGGCGGGAGAGTTTACGCCGGTTGCCGGCGCGCTGCCGCCAGGCCGTCCAGGCGCGGGCCCTTGCGCGGGGTGGCCTTCACCCCCAGCCGCTGCTCGAAATACGCCGTGGCGATCTTGGGGCGGCCGTCGGCCCCCACGTCGAACTTCCAGCCGTGGGCGGTGAGCCACGCGATCTGGTAGCGCGGGTAGGTGCGATCGGTGAGGGCCTGGACCTGGGCGGCGGTGAGCAGGAGGTCGGGGGTCATGCGCGATCGGGTTTCTGCGCTTCGTGGGTGGCGAGGGCGGCACGTAGCTGTCCGTCCGCTTTCTGTTCCGAACAATCCTTCGCCTCTAGGTGGCCGTGGATACACTTGCCTCCGTGTGGTTGTGCGTCGATCCATAGCGCATAGACCGGGCACCAACAAACCTTGCAATACCCGCTGTAAGGGCCGTGGTCGCGTAAGGATCGAACATCCTTTATTTGGTTATCCGCCATGGGCGCTTAAATCTTCGAGCAACATTTGCTCGGTCGCTGTTCGCTGACCTTCCGGTACTCGTTTCAATGCATTGACCGCATCCTTCAGCGCCTCTCTGAGTTCCTGTTCCTGTGGGGTAGCTGGAACGGCAGGGGCGGTGCAGGCGGGGCAGGGCGGATCACCTAAAGTGGGATTCCAGCCCATCACACCGCAATGATGTTGGGGCTGCACCATGTCAGGCTGTTCCTGTGCGGCTGCGCGGGCTTGCTTCAGTAATTCAAGAACGCCGACTACGTCCTTTCGATTCCTTGCAATGCATTGGGCCGGGGTTTCGCCTTCTTTCAGGTAGGGGGCACATTGATCCAGCAATTGCTTGCGCATGCCTGCTATTGCAACGAAGCAGATCGGGCAAGCCCCTTCATCAATCCACTCCAGCATTCTCGCAATGGTGTGCTGGCAACCTTCAATGCGGCGTTTAGGCTGTTCCTGTGCGGCAGGGGCGGCGTAGAGAGGAACAACTATTTCGTTATGTCTGCCCAATGCTCTAATTGCCTCGGCGTGCTCTTTTGAATTCCATAGCCCCGTCCAATATCCGTCCTCGTTTCTCACGGCCCACGCCACAGGCACCATGTCAGGCTGTTCCTGTGCGGCAGGGGAGGCGCTACCAGCCGGGGCTACCTCACGCGAGTAAGGCAGTTCTAATTCCGGTTCAATACCGGCCCCCGGCCTAGCAGCATAGAGGGGTGTCACCTTTACGTTGAACTCCAACAAGGACTCATCGGTGTCAGGAGAGCGGTCTACAGTGCTTATCAAAGCCCCGCCAGCTTTCCATTCCCTGAGATACGCTACCGGCTGTTCCTGTGCGGCAGGGGCGGCAACACCTTCAGGGATGATTCGAGCGTCACCCGTTGTTGGCTGTGTGCCGGTCGCCATCGAGCCAGCGTAGAGTTCGATAATTTCATCGGCAAGCATGATTTCGTTTGCGCCGGTCTGTTCATCCATTAGATGATCGACCCACACCACGCGCTTGCCTTCCATGCTGGTGCACCGCCACGCAATGGGTTTGTCCTGCGCTACCTGCTGTTCCTGTGCGGGAGCAAGGGAGCGGATAGCCGCATAAGGGTCTTCACCCCACTTAACGCCTAGAGCTTCGTGGAGGTCATAGCAGACCTTTTCAACGCGCTTTGCTTGGGCCAACTCCCTCTGCATATCCTGAAGGGCGGATTCGGCTTTCTCGGCACGTTGCAGATAATTGGCACATTTCACCAGTAGGCTGCCAATCTGCTGGTCGTCGTTCGGTGTCTCACTCATGATTTCCCCCTTCAGCACATCGACGTCCTTGCGAATTCGCCGAAGTCGTTCTTGAACACGCACACCACGCACCGCTCGGAAAAGTCATAGGCGCATTTGCGCTTGTTGCTGGGCAGCAGCTGCGCGTGCTGGCGCGGGGTGAGGCTGCGCAGCGTGTCGATGCGGCTTGCCATGGTGGGCGGCTCGGCCACGGTGTTGCGGCCGATGATCAGGCCCGCGCACAGCACAATGATGAGGATCGCCCAACTGCGCGCGAAGTTCAGGCGCCGGATCCAGGTACTGCGGCGGGTTTCCCCCGGGGTGCCCAGGGCCATGGGGCCGTGCAGGTTGGGAATGTCGCCGACAATGCCGTGACGGTCGTGACTGGCGTGACTGGCGTGACGGTCGTGAGGGCGTGAGAGGGTCAGGATGGCGAGGCGGTCACGGAAGGCGAGGGGCATGGTGGGCTCCGGTGGGTGGGGGCGGCGTGCAGGGCGTGAAGTCGTAATCGGTGAGCGCGATGTGGTCGAGGGTCCGCCGGGTTTCGCAGTGCGAGGCCCACGCGGCCCACAGCAGGGCCAGCGCGATCAGGACCAGGGCGGCGCCGAAGATCAGGTCGAGGGTCATTTCTTCACGCAATAAAGCCGCATGGCTCTGGTGTGGTTGTTGGCCGTGATGGCGCGGATCGCGGCCTCGCAAGTCTCGCGGCTACTGAATTCCTGAAATGACGCGTTCGCGCACTGCCCTGACGTGTTCACGTGACCGCACGTCAACATGATCAAAATGAAGATGCCGTTCATGGTCCCCTTTCCCCTTTTCTCTCGTCTCTCGTCTCTGGTTTCACCAGTGCAGCATCCCGTCCAGGTGCTCGCGCTCGTGGGCCTTGACGAAGCCGGGGGTGAGCGCGCAGGTGTAGGCGATCGCGGTCTTGTTGACCTCGGTGATGGCATTGGTCTTGGGGTCGCGCCAGGCCTGCAGCCAGAACTGGGTGCAGCCCAGCGGCACGGACCCCAGCGCGATCCAGTACCAGGGCATGCCGGCGTAGCAGATCTCCAGCATGCGCAGGCAGGGCACGGTGACTTCGAACTGGTAGTCGATCCTGGGGTTGCGGATCTGCTCGGCGGTGAGATCGGCCCCGAGGGTGTCGCGCAGGCGCTGCACTTCGGCGTCGCTCACCTGCCAGCCGGTTTTCGGCAGCATCGGCGAGCAGGCCATGGACCAGGCGATCAGGAGGCCGCAGACGAGGCCGCAGGCAAAGCCGTGGCGGGTGATGAGCGACGGCTTCAAATGAACGCGCTCCGGGTGAGCCAGCCGATGCCGAACCAGATGATGCCGTGGAAGAAAAAGATCAGCACCCAGCGCAGGGCGTTGCCGCTCAAGTCGTGCATCAGGGTGGCGGGGTCCGTGTCCTGCGCGTCGTCGATCAGGCGCGCGTCGCCGCGGCGGTCGGGGCCGCGGTAGACGGGCTCGGCAACCCCGTGGTCGCTGCGGCGGGACCGCGGGGGCGGGGGTTTGAAGTCGGGGTCGCTCATGTCAGTCTCCCGTGGCTGTGTTACCGGCACGCCAGTCATCCCGGTGTACACCGTCTTCTTCGCCAGCCCCGCACTCGCGCTGCACCTGTTCGCTCCGCGCTGCGAGCAACGCGCGCAGCTCGCCGACGGTCAGGGTGTCCACTTCGCGCCCGCGCTCGGCGATGTCCTCGGCCAGCAGGTACGTGAACCACGCGGCCGACTCGCAGGCGCTGCCGATTTCCTGCGAGGCGCGGATCAGATCGTCGTGGGCCTGGGCCACGGTCTGCATCACGGCGGCGCTCACAGCAACCTCATCGGCGGCAGGCGGGTGCCGCGCAAGTCGGCGCAGCGGCGCCGGGCCCAGCCGAGAAAGCCCAGGGCGACACAGATCAGCGCCAGGGCGGTGAGGTAGTCGAGTGCGACGGTTGCGGCGATCATGCGGGCCTCCCTTGAGGGTCGGACCGCCGCCGGGTCAAAGCTACTGGCAGTAACAATGAGGGGGACCGGCGGGGTCCGTGGGAAGCACATTAACAAGCAATCCTTGTAAATGTCAACAAGGAATTCTTGTTATTTGAGGCGAACCCTTATCCGGGTCGTTGAATCAGGCGCTTATGTCTGCGGCATGAACGGAACGTTCAACCGTGGTGCCACCAGGCGGCCATGCGGCCGACCAGCCAGAGCACCACCCCGACGATGAGCAGCAGCGCCGCGGCCTGGGGCGCCTGCGCGGTGCAGGACACCACGCCGGCCAGGATGCACAGCACGCCGATCAACTGGATCATCTTCTGCGGCTTGCCGGTGGCTTCGGTGGTGGTGACATCGGTGCGGGCCGCGGCGATCGGCGCGCCACACTTCAGGCACGCGGCGGCGCGATCCGACATTTGCGTGTTGCAGTCAGGGCAGGTGACCAGAGCCATATCAGCCTTTCGTGATGAGCAGGTTAACGCCGAGCGTGCGCTTCTTGCCGCTGCCGCCGGTGACGTCGGTGATGACGCCGTGCACCTCGCGTCCGGCAGCCAGGGCCCGCGAGATTTCGCCCGCGATTTCCGCGGGCAGGTAACCGATCTGCAAGGGATGGCGAAAAATCAGGAACGGGCGCGCGACGATCCAGCAGGCGACGGCGTTTTTATCGAATGGGTTGTCGGGCTCGCGGCGCAGCTCGACGCGCATGCCGGAGCGGCAATAGGAGCGGATGCAGTCCTGGCGTGATTCGCCGTTGTCATTGCGGGCGCTGACACCTGCGACTTTGGTATGAAAGGTTCCGGTGGTCATCCGCGCTTTCTCCCCTTGTAAAACGCAATGTCGATTACCTCACATGGGCCGCTTTTTTTGGCGCGGGGCTTCATCGCCTTCGTCACGGCCGTCAGGACCGCCATTTTCTGGTTCAGCAATCGCAGGCACGATTTTGGTCAGTTGCTGCACCTGGTAATCCGGCAAGGGTTCCGCCGCCTTGACGAGCGCGGCGATGGCAGGCCGCAAATGCTGTTTTTCGAGGAACTTGGGTTCGCGCCCGGTGAGCAGCCAGTCGACCTGCACCTTGGCCTTGATCGCCATGGCGCGGGCGGCTTCCAGCTTGGGCTCGGTTTCCCCGGTGAACCACAGGTTGACGGTCTGCTGCTTCCACTTGAAGAGCTTGGCCAGCGCGGTCTGGCGACCCCGGCCCGCCGGCAACTGGAGCAGGTCGCAGACCTCATTCAACCGCGTGATGGTCGCAAGCCGTTGTTTTGTCATGCACAAGATTCTAGGCGGCCCGCCAACAAGAAAGGAGTGTTGACGAATAACAAGATTGCCTTGTAAAGTGGGCGCCATGGAATCGCGTGAAGCGTTGATCAAGGCCGTGGACCTGATGGGCATGCAGCCGCTGGCAAAAGAGGTGGGGCGTTCGTACCAGGCGGTCCAGCAATGGGTCCGCAAGGGCCGCTTGCCGCGCACGGACTACAGCGGCGAGACCGACTATGCATCGCAGATTTCCGCAGCCTGTACGGCGATCGATCCCGAGTGCGGCATCACGCGCGAGCGGCTGCTGGGCCTGAAGGACAGGGCCGCCGCATGATCCATCCGGGCGCCCCTTCATTCCGTGTCGCACACCCCGGCAGGGCGGGCGCAACGGCGGGGCGCCCGGTCCCTTTTTGTTGCGCTGCCGAACGGGGCACACAGTCCCCCGAGGCTACGACTTTATTGTCCCCGCGTCTGTCCGGTCTGTGCGATAGCCCACATAGCCTATGGGCGCGGGTTTCCCGGCTCCTCCCCCTTCGGGCTTCTGCCAGCGCCAATGCGGGCGCGGGTGGAGTGTCGGTCCGAGGGTTCACCGCCACACCGGATCCCTCCCTTTCCGGGCGTGGCGGTTTTTTCTTTGCTCGATCGTGAGGTGATGCCATGTATGCCGATCCTTCCCTGATCCGTGACCGTGTGGTGAAGCTCAGTTTCAACGACGACGAGTTCGCCCTGGTCGATGCGCTGGTCAATTACACCGGGGAGCAGAAGGCCGCGTTCCTGCGCAAGCTGATCCTGGAACAGGCGCGCCTGGTGCTCGCCGGCGAAGCGGACTATGGCCCCCGGCACGGCGCGGACGAAGGCCTGCAATTGGCCATGCAACTTGCATAAAGAGTTACTGAAAAGTGACTAAAGAGACCGCGCTGGCGCTCACCGAAAGCGAGCTCGCCCTGGTGCGCAAGATCGCGGCGCGCGACGGCATGACCGAAGACCAGGCCGCCACGCAACTGATGCAGTCCGGCCTCGCGCGCCGGGTGCGCAAAAAAACCGGCAACCGGCCGGCCCGGGTGTATTCGATGAGAGGAAAGAAATGATGCATCGCCTCTGGAGTGACAATCAAGTCAGTGTCTGGCCGTTCACCTATTGCCGCGATACCTATGGCAAGCCCTTCGGCGTCATCCTGGATTCCGGTTCCGAGGAATACCCGGGGTGCCACCTGCGCCTGCGCGGCTTCGGCCACACCGTGCTGATTGAGTTGCCGCCTGTGGTGCGGCCGTGGCGGCAAAAGGTGCAGGCGGGGTGGGACGCGGCAACGGTCGCGCGGCTGGGCCGTGACTGGTACTGGAACATCTACCCGAGGGAGTATGGCTTCCAGATTAACCAGGGCGGGTTCCTGCAGGTGTTCCTCGGCCGGCAGACTCACGACAGCATCACGGAGCAGTCGTGGAGCATGCACCTTCCATTCACGCAATGGCGGCATGTTCGGTTCAGTTTGTACGACCCGGAAGGCAACCACGTCTGGACGCAGTTCGACTCGGCAAGAGTCGGCGGTTTTGATGCGTTTTCCGCACAGAGGCAGGCCGTGGAGCGGTGCCCGTCGGTGTCATTCGAGTTTGACGATTACGACGGGGAGCGGATCACCGCCCGCGCTCACATCGAAGAGCGGGAATGGCGCTTTGGGGCAGGGTGGTTTCGCTGGCTCTCCCTGTTTCGCCGGGCGCGGGTGCGCCGAGCGCTCGACCTGCAATTCTCCAAGGAAACCGGCCCGCAAAAAGGATCGTGGAAGGGCGGCACGATGGGCCACGGGCTGGACCTGCTCCCCGGCGAAACGATCGAAGCCGGATTTCGGCGCTATTGCGCCGGGCACCGGATGACGTTCGTGGGGCGGGTGTAATGAGCCGCGGGGCCAACGAACGCGCCAGCCCATTCATCGACGATGTCGATGCCGACCTGCCGGCGGAATTCCTGCGGCTGAAAAAACTCTGGTTCGCGGTGCTGTTCCTGGCGCTGGAGGACCTGCACGACAAGTACTACGGCCCGGCCATCCAGGACTGGGTGCGCAGCGACCGGCTGGGGGTGGGGTCGTTCCTGTTTGTGTGCCAGGTGATCAACGCCGACCCGGCGCGCCTGCGCCAGCGCATCGCCCAGCCCGGATTTTTCCGGGCGGCCAAGCAAAAGGTGATGGCCTCGAACGTGCTGGCCCGGGCGGGTTACTCCCGCTACACCAAGCGGCCTTACGCCAAGGCCAAGGCGTTGGCATGAAAAAGCGCGCCGCGATCGAACAGGACCGCGCCCGGCGCTTCGCCGAGGCCGTGCCCAAAGCCCCGACGCGCAACTTGAAGCGCCTCGCGGCGCATGCGTGCTGTCAGGCGCTGCTGCAGGTAACCAAGAACAAAGGACGCCAGCTGCGGCTGGTGTGAGCGATGACCAAGCGCCGCTACGCCACCGAGCCCCGCCAGTTCTGGACCGCTGCCCAGGATGACGAGCTGCGGCGCCTCTATCCGTTTGCGCAAACCTGTGATGTGGCAAAAGCCATCGGCAGAAGCCTTACCGCGACCTATGGCCGCGCCTACATCCTGGGCCTGTCCAAGAGTGCGGAATATCTGGCCTCGCCGGCGGCGCACCGCTTTGACGGTCTGAAGGGCATCGGCACGCGCTTTGTCAAAGGCCAGGTGCCGCCGAACAAAGGGCTGCGCCGCCCAGGATGGGCGCCCGGGCGCATGAAGGAGACGCAGTTCAAGAAGGGCAATCGCAGCAAGCGCTGGGATCCGGAGATTTATGCCGTGGGCGCGTTGCGCATCAACTGCGATGGCTATATCGACATCAAGGTCAAGGAAGGGCCACGCGCCTGGGAGCAGTTGACCCGCTATGTCTGGCGCACGGAGTTTGGGCCGATTCCGCCCAATCACGTGGTGCGCACCCTCAATGGCGACATCGACGACGCCCGCCCGGAAAACCTGCGGCTGATGACCCGCCGCGACCTGATGCTGGAAAACACGCTGCACAACTATCCGAAGGAAATCGCGCACCTGATTCAGCTGCGCGGCGCTCTAAACCGTCAGATCAACCGGAGGGACCGTGAAAAACAAGATCGAGGATCTGCGCAATCACCTGTTCGCCACGCTTGAGGCGCTGCAGGACAAGGAAAATCCGATGGAGCTGGAGCGGGCGCGCACCATTTCCGAAGTGGCGCAGACCATGATCAATTCCGCAAAAGTGGAAGTCGATCTGCTGCGAGCGGTGGGCGCCTCGACTGGCACCGGGTTTATTACGCTTCCCGAAAAGACCGTCACGCCGAATGCGCCACGCCTGGTCAAGGGTGCGGCAATGAGCGGGGGCGGGGACTAGGGCATGACGGCCTTGAACGAATCCCCCGAACTCGCCGCCCAGGCCTACGAAATCGCCGACTCGATGAGCATGTGCGACATCGAATGCAACACCCACCCGGTCGAGGTTGAAGGCGTCAATTGGTGGAACACGGCGATCGTGGATCCGCAGGACGACGGCGGGGTCGCGGAATCGCTGGCCTACCTGGACGCGCGCGGCCTGGTCATTCGCCACCCGGCGCGCCCCGAGCTGGTCCGCTTCACCGTGCACGAGAAGCCCGCCGCATGACCACCCGCAAAACCCCGCTCTCTCTCGTCGATCACGATCGCCTGCACCAGGTGGAACTCATCAAGCTGCCGCCCCATTCCGTCGAGGCCGAGCAGTCGGTGCTGGGTGGGCTGCTGCTGGACAATACGGCCTGGGACCGCATCGCCGACCTGATTTCCGAATCGGACTTTTACCGCGTCGACCATCGGTTGATCTGGCGGCACCTCACCGCGCTGATCGGGGAATCGAAGGAAGCCGACGTCATTACGGTGTCCGACGCGCTGCAGTCGACCGGCGAACTGGACAGCATCGGTGGCCTCGCTTACCTGGGCGCGCTGGCGCAGAACACGCCGTCGGCGGCCAATATCCGCCGTTATGCGGAGATCGTGAAGGATCGCGCGATCCTGCGCCACATCGCGCATGAGTCCACCACGCTCGCCGATCTGGCGTACAACCCGAACGGGCGCGCCGCTTCTGAAATCCTCGACGAGGCGCAGCAGAGAATGTTCGCCCTCACGGACGGGGCGCAAGCGTCCGCCGGCTTCGAGCAGATTTACGCGGCGATGAAGCGCGCGATCGACGGCATGGGCAAGCTGGGCATGCCCACGGGCTTCACCGATCTGGACAACATGACCGGGGGCCTGGGCGCGGGCGACCTGGTGGTGATCGCGGGGCGGCCCTCCATGGGCAAGACGGCGTTCACCATGAACATCGCCGAGTACGTGGCGCTCAAGCTGCAAAAACCCGTGGGCGTGTTCTCGCTGGAAATGCCGTCCGAGGCGCTGGCGGCGCGCCTGTTGACCAGTTACGCGCGGGTGAACAATTTCAAGTTCCGAAAGGATGCGATCAACCCCGAAGAGCGGGCCCGCATCAGCACCAGCCTGGCGGCGCTGCAGGACATGCCGCTGCACATCGACGAGACGGGTGCGATTTCCCCCACCGAGGTGCGCGCGCGCTGCCGCCGCCTTTCCCGCGAGTGTGGCGGTTTGGGGTTGGTGATCGTGGATTACCTGCAGCTGATGGACGTGGACAGCCTGGGCGACTCGCGCGCCGATTCCGTGGGCCGCGCGTCCCGGGAGTTGAAGCACCTCGCCAAGGAACTGGGCTGCCCGGTGATCGTGCTGTCGCAATTGAACCGCCAGGTGGAGCAGCGCCCGAACAAGCGGCCCAACATGGCGGATCTGCGCGACTCCGGCGCCATCGAGCAGGACGCCGACCTGATCCTGTTCATGTATCGCGACGAGGTCTACAACCCGGACTCCCCGGACAAGGGGCTGGCCGAGGTGATCATCGCCAAGCAACGCAACGGCCCGATCGGCATGGTGAAAGCCACCTGGATCGGGGAAATCATGCGCTTTGAGAATCGGGTGTGGCAGCGATGAGCCGGCTTGTTCCCGATGAAAACAAGTTCCACATCGGCGCGCCCGATGGCAAGCACTACTGGCTTACCCCCCCCTGCTTGCTGGAACAGCTCAACGCGGAATTCCATTTCAACTTCGATCCATGTCCGTACCCGAAGCCCGCCGATTTCGATGGGCTTACGGCGGACTGGGGTTCATCGAACTACGTCAATCCGCCATTCGGGTCGATCATGCACAACGGTAAGAAAAAAGGGCCGACCGCGTGGGCGCGCAAGGCCATCGAAGAAAACAAAAAGGGCAAGCGCGTCGTCCTGGTCTACCCGATCGACAAGTGGGTGCTGATGCTGCTGGCGGCCGGTGCGCAAGTGCGTAATCTCGGCGACGTACGCTGGCATGCCACCGAGGACGGATCGCAGGGGAAGGGGACCGGTCGACACATTGCGATGTTTTTGCTTGAAGGCCAGTCGCCATGAGTTCCCGCCTGGTCGGCCTGGTCCTCGAGCACTACCAGGGCACACCCAATGAGGTGCTGCTGGCCATCGCGATCGCCGATGAGGCGGACCACAACGGCGGCAATGTCTGCGCCAGCCTCCCGCTGCTCGGGCGCCTTTCCCGCCAGTCCGACGGGAACGTGCGCCGCCTGTTCCGAAAAATGGAGGCGTCGACCTGGTTGCAATGCCTCGAACGCAGTCCGGGAGGACGGGGCAAGCCGAGCGTGTATTGCATCAATCCGGACTGGGTGCGGCTGCCCACCGGCTGGCAGCCGAAACCCGAACAAAACCCGAACACTGTGCAGGGGTTTGTGGCGGCTAAACCCGAACAAAACCCGAACACTGTGCAGGGGTTTACGGGGTCTAAACCCGAACATTGTGCAGGGGTTTCCGACCCCACACCTCTTTCTTTAAAAACATTACCCCCTGTAGTCCCCCAATTCGAGTTGACCACCGATAGCGGCAACGCCGGTGAAACCGTGCTCGATGCGGACCTTCGGCTGGCGCGCTGGATGCTGGAGCGCTTGCGCACCCTCAACCCGAAACACCGGGAGCCGAAAAACTGGGCCCGCTGGACCCGGGAGATCCGGCTGCTGCGCACCGAGGTCGAAGGGCTCACCCACCGCGAGATCGCCGCGGTGTTCAAGTGGGCCAATGAGCAACGCACGCCGCGACCCGGCGGCAACTTCTGCTGGGCACGGGTGATCCTGTCGCCAGGCAACCTGCGCGCGCACTGGGACCGCTTGCACGTGGAATACACCCCACCGGCGGCAGCGAAGGCCGAAAGCCGGCTCTGCGAAGACTGCGGCACGGTGCCCTGGTCGATCGCCCAGCAGGGACAACCGAAGCGCTGCAGCCGCTGCGCCGACGCAGCCGAGCGGGTGGCGGCATGAGCAAAACCCTCGAAGCCTGGCGTTTCGGCGACCCGGCCGAGGTGGTCGAGCGCCTCGAGCTGCAAGCCAACGCCGCCGCGGCCCGTGAGTCGGCCAAGGCGATCGAGCAGGCACAACGACAATCCACGCGCGAACGCATGCGCGAACTGGTTTTCAGGAAACAACAGGGGGCACGATGAGCAGAGAGTCGATCATCAAGGACTTGGCCGAGGATTACATCCGCCGCATGCGCAACTGGTCGCGCGCCGATTCAGGCGAAGGGATCTATGCTTCGAGCAGCATTTACGACCCGGCCGGCCACATCCGCGGCGAAACGGTGATTCCCACCCTGATCGGCGAGGCCTCGGACACCCACCTGGCGCTGCAGGCTGTTCCCGCCCGGGAGCGCAACGCCGTGATGCTGTTCTGGCAATACGAGGGCAGGGCGCTGGAGTGGATGGGGCGCAGGCTGGGGAACATTCACTACGAAACCGTGGAGCGGCGGGTGATCAAGGGCCACACCCTGCACCAGGCCGAGATCCGGCGCATGACCGAGCGCCACCATGCCCAGGTCCGGGCCAACCAGCTGGCCACGGCGAAGGCCTCGGAGTACGTGCACGCCTGTTGACAAACCAAAATGCCGGGTAGATACTGCCCGCCACAGTAGGGTCATAGGTGCGCCCGATGGGCACCAACCGACTGTGGATCCACACTGTGCAAGCATTCCCTTGAACCCGCCTTACTCCCTGAGGCGGGTTTTTTATTGCCTGTTTCCCGTGAAACCTGAGTATAAAAAGCTCTACAACTCAAGTGCATGGCACAGGCTCCGCACCAGGCAGCTGCGTGATCATCCGTTGTGTGCCGATCACCTGGAGGGTGGGCGCACGGTGGTTGCCACCATCGTGGACCACAAGGTCCCGCACCGGGGCAGTGAGGTGTTGTTCTTCGATGAGGACAACCTGCAGTCGCTGTGCAAGCCGTGCCATGACGCGCACAAGCAACGGCTGGAGAAGTCAGGCACGGTCGTGGGATGCGATGCAAAGGGCATCCCCCTCGATCGCCGCCATCATTGGGGCCGGTAGGGGGGGTCAAAACTTCACAGCCCCCACGACCTAGA